GCACGTCTCCTGAGCAAGGGGGCTATGGGGGACGGCACGTCTCCTGAGCAAGGGGGATATGGGGGACGGCACGTCCCCCACTTATATGCAATTGTTGCAAAAAATGTGCCCACATGTAAGTGCTCTTGGTTCTACAACTTTATGTAAACATACAGCACAATCTACGTTTATATCCTCATACAGTTTAATGATTTTAGTTATACTTTCTCTACATTTCGGACAACATGTTTGAAAATGATACATATCAATGATTTTTTTGTATGATTGAAAATCCTTACACTCACATACCATAGTACGAGTGTAATCTCTATTATATTCTACAAATAATTCAAACACTTCAACAAAATCAACACCACAAGCAATTAATATTGGATTATATGGAGAATCGTATATCAATTGCTTTGGATCATGCATATAGATCCATTTTGCAACAGTAATATCTTTTCTTTCACATGCTTCATAAAATGGACTTTTAACATGAAAATCAGATAATGTATCTGGTTTCACTGACCATATCCACTCAGCAATATCAATATGTCCATAATAGCAAGCAGTTGCAATAGGATTATGTTGACTTTTACCACAATGAGTAACAAGTTGACTTGGATCAATTTTGTATACCCATTGTGCAATGTCTAAGTAGCCATATTTACAACATACATACATAACTGTTTCATTATAAATGCCATAATATAAATAACTTGATTGATTTGATCCACTTGAGCCATTTGAGCCAGATGGGCATTGTTGTTTTATACCTTCTGGATATATTGAATGAAGCCACTTTGCAAATTTAAGATGTCCATATTCACATGCTCTGTATATTGGAGATACTGACAATTTTTTCTTAATATGATTTGGATCTATTGAATGTATCCATTGCGCTATTTCAATATTTCCATTTTTACAACAAGAGTATATTCCAATAATTGATTTTGTAATTATATCAGGGTCTATTTTATGGAACCATGACAATATATCAATTTTATTTTCACTACATGCAAGGTTGAACATTTTGTCGTTATTTAATATATATCCGGGGTGTTTCTCATAAATAAATTTCAATATGTGTAAATGACCATATATTGTTGCCACTTCAATACACTTTGATAATTTCGTACAGAAATCGTTTAAGTACAATGATTCATATAATTCAATATATTCTAGATTGCCATATTTGCAACAAGATAACAATGAGTCATCAATATCTTGATCTAGTTTAATTACACCAGCCGTGAATAAAGGTCTAATAATCTCTAAATTTTTACTATTTATAGTGCATGCAAATTTAATAGTATAAGAATCCATTATAACAATTGCATATAAAAATATATTGTGTAGCACATTATACTACGTAGATTATGCCATCTACTGTATCTACTGAAGATTATTTAAGAGCTAATTGTCAACAATCTATTAATTGGGTAGCTTATTATAAAGTGCCTCAGTTACTTTCTGGAGGAGATTTTGAGAATTTGCACATTATGAATATTTATTTTACTCATATATTTAATAGTTCATCAAAAAAGAAGATGATAACATTATTTTGTGGGGGACGTCCCGTCCCCCAAGCATTCTATTTATTTAAACATGAAGTTGAATCTTCTAGCCTCAAATCCGAAGATACTTCTTCTGGACAACCGACTGAATCGACAGGATCAAGGACTATTTCCGAATTATGTCCACCAACTATAATAAAACTTAAAAACATTAAAGATGTTGTTAATCATTTAAGTGGTAATGAGCTTAAAATGATTGGTATTAAGTACAATAAATTTATTAAAACGCAAGATACTTCGTCTAACAAGGAGACTAAAGAAGCTATACCGCAGGTTAATAATGGAAAATTAGATCTATCATACCTAATGGATATTACAGATGATGATATGTTAACATATACTACTGGAAATGGTGATTATCTATTTGTTGACACATTGGTATTAGTTCAAAATTTTAGATTACTCGAACAACAAGAAAAGAATGAAGAAACATATGAAGAAAAGTGGCAAAAGTGGCTTAGTAGATTTATTTCACTGAAAGCACTAACTATCGCGCATATGCCTTCATTAACATTTAATCATGAAATACTAAAGACTAAAAATATTGAGATTATCAATATACACGAGTGTCCTAGAACTGATATTCGAACATTATATACTATACTTAAGTATTCAAATGCCAAAGAGATTAATATCAACAATATTAATCTATGTTGCCAATTTGATAAAGATAATATGTATGTAAAGGATGAAGAATGGAAGTCTATAAATAATAATAGTGCAAAATATATATCGCTTAATACACAATATCTTGAAACTGATACAATAGATTCAATATTAAAATGTGTAAATTGTTTGGAGAAATTTATTATGCATGATGACTCTTTTGAAAAGTGTATGAAGACAATGATTCAAGGATCTAGTTCAAGATTTCCATTATTACTTATTAAATGGTCTGACATAGTAAAAAATACGCCGTCTGGAGTTAGTGTTAAATGGCGTCCTACATTTTCAGGAATGTACAAAAGTACACGATTTACAATTTCAGAATCAATGGCAAAGATAATGGATAAAAAGTGGACTACATGCTGAGCATGGTCTTCAGTATGTTTTTAGGAAGAATCTTTTATGTATTTCTTTCTCTTCGATGTTGGATCATCTTCGTTTATGAATTCATCACAATTCATTGTATTATCTTTGTCAGAATATTTTAAATCACTTAATTTATCTGACAACGAGTTAATTATGTTGTCTTTTTCTGTTAACTGCACTTTATATGATAAATGTCTGTCGTGTGCAACTTTTTTAAGATGTGAAAGTAATTCTTCATATTCTTTGCAATATGCTTTATTATTATTTTTTCGTGCTTTCATACGTTCTTCGTAAGTTGCATAAAATCCAATTGATACATCTTTTTTAACTTGGTTTATCATTTGTGGTAGAGTTATGATATCTTCTTCATTATCATCTATCTCACTAATACAATTGTCAATTAAATTAATTTCTATGCCATATTCATCAACAAATCTTTTAATTGTATTGATACACATACTTACGTTGTCGGGTTTAACAGAACCAGTATACTCACCTTTATATATTTCGTTCAATAAATAGCAAATAATAGTGTTTCTTTTATACACATCATCAGAAGCATTGACATCAAATGGCCACGTGTCTTTGTGATCAATTAAACTGTTTAGAAGTTTGTAATAATAGTAATATCCAAATTTTCCAACATACTCTATATAATAGAAAATGTCTGACCCAGTGAAATTGCTTCTGTAAATTTCTGGTATATCATTAAACAGATCGCATGAATGTTCATGACAATTATTGTATTTATCTAAGAATGTTGCGAGAGTTGGCGTTGCCATTTATTTTTTCTAGTTTCTTTTAGTTCTTCTAGTATTTTTTCTTTTTAGAACATTTTTTCGTGAAAGAAAGTTAAAATCGAAACAACTGGACTAATTGAAGACATAAAGAAAAAATGAATTAAAAAATGAATAAAAAATACTTAATAATCAATTACTCAAATACTCAACATCACAAAGTCATGAATCTACTCATATACAATTCAATTATTATTGGCACTTTTACAGGAGGGCTTATTGGTCTATGTGTAAGAAATTATTTTTTTGATTGTGCAGATGACACGACGGTTTATGATTTACTATCCGTTGCATGCATAGTTGGCACCATTACTGCGAATGCAAATGCATTAATTGATATGAACAATAAGCATAGTAGTAATAATTAACTACCCAAACTCGGGAAATCGCTAGTGATCAATGTAAAGTCCTTTGTTATCACCTTTGGTGTATCCTTTGTCTTTGTAAGCATCTTCTTAATGTATTCACGTGCTTCTTCTCTATCTAGAGCATATTGTTCTCTTTCTTCACGTGTATCATGATTAAGATCTAATAACTTCTTTCCACAATGACAATCAACATTGAATAACTGTGTACCAATCTGATTCTTAAGATTTAAGAGATCCTCAATAGAGATCATAGAATGATGACCAGATTCGCATGTATACTTTCTGCCATCTTTTATGTATGTTGACCATGAAGAGCCACAATATAAGCCTTCTGTAGAACATCTCCAACATGGATATCTCTTCCCATTTACAGAAAGAATAATGCCGTTGCAAAATTGTTTGCAACAGATTGATGGACGAAGTACAATCTGTCCATCGACATGAATTCTAATCCCTCCACGAAATGGTTCGCTTGTATATCCTCCAAGTATAGTACTCTTTGAGTCACCATACATTTGAATGTTACGATTGTTTTGGCAGACGCTGACAATTTTCTCCATTGTTTGCAGTCGTAACTAGAACTGCCTTCGAAATTTTTGATCATTTTTTGGGGGACGTGCTGTCCCCCATAACCCCCTCGCTTGGGGGACATTCTGTCTCTTATACCTTTCATCGCTTTGTATTTTTAAATAATTTCTGGAAAATATCCAAAGCGATGGGGTTATGGGGGACAGCTGTCCCCCAAGCTGTGTCCCCAAAAAATAATATCTTTGTACATCATATATTGTACAATGCTTTTAACAATTAAAGACAAAGTTGAGAAATATGTTGATAAAAATAATGACTATCTTAGGAAAGCATATGCAAATGAAGATTTTACAGGTAAATTTATTATTAATATGATATACAAGAAAAATCAGAAGGGCGGGCAAAGCCTACCAAAAAATAATGAAGGAGAACTCAGCGACTTTATTATTAAAGGAGAGGAATTTGACGCAGATACAGACAGAGAATTATTTGGATTTTTAGGAGCTTTAGATCTAACAGATACAATAAATAATGTTTACGGAGAGCAAATTGGAGAATGTGTAATTTTAAATAAACGTGCTTCACATTTATATAAATTTAAGAATGTTTCTATTAGGCCTTCTATTAGACTTCCTAAATGTATTGATTTAAATCAATATGATAACTGTTGTAACTTATTTACTTTTGTTGTCTATATGCGCACTGATAGCAAAAGTAAATCATTTAGCGCATTGTACAAATCTCTCGAAGATATTCAAGAATCTGTACTGAATATTAAAAATATATTACCAGAATGGATATCAAGAATCTATATTGATATTTCTGTAATAACAGCTCTAAAATATATTAAATTGCATGAATGCGAAGAATCAATGATTCTTCTTGACAAGATTATTAAAGTACTAGATAACTTATTCGCTGATAGAAATGTTGAGATATATGTAGTATTAGAGTGTAATCCAGAATATCCAATCGCGTACTTTAATTTATTTAAATCCTTACCATTAATTGAAGAAGATGTAAATATGGTTGCATTCTTCTCTGGTGAAAATATTAAACATTCTTCAAAAAAGAATATATGGGAAGAGTTTAATGATTTAGTTCATACTTCACCTATTAATATTTCTATTAATATTCCTAAAGAACAAGGAATATGTTTATTTAAAGTTAATGTATACCCGCAGGCATATAGAAAGGCATATAAGAAAGTATTTATGAAAAACACAAAGAATTTGAACAATGAAGATTGTCTTATAGAATTTTTACATTATCTTTTTGAAATATCGCTTTAGAGAGTTTACTATTATTCTATTTTAAAAATACAAAGCAATGAAAGGTATAAAAGACAGAATGTTTATAAGCAAGGGGGTTATGGGGGCAACTGTCCCCCGAGCAATGAAAGGTATAAAAGACAGAATGTTCCCCGAGCGAGGGGGCTATGGGGGACAGCTGTCCCCCGAGCAATGAAAGGTATAAAAGACAGAATGTTCCCCGAGCGAGGGGGCTATGGGGGACAGCTGTCCCCCACCCTAGCAAATTAAATAAGCTATTGTAGGGGTGTCAGTGATTTGAACATTATTTAAATTACAAATCTTTATTGTAAAATGATTATTACTGACATTGCAAACAGAAACAGTTAATCCGACAGTCGAAATGGTTGTAAAATTAACTAGGATTACTGAATTACTTGTAATGCCAAGAAATCCATTCCAATTAGTAACATCGAAACTAATTGGCGTATACGATGCTAAAGTTATACTTTGTTGCATCGTGATAAGGCCTGACGGAGTATTAATAGGAACAGGTGTTATTGTAGATGTGAGTTGTGAGTATGAACTATGACCAAAATTCAAATAGCTACTGTTACTAACATTATCAATATTAATACTGTGCACTGACAAATTGTTAGAAATGTTTTCTGAACCATAAATTTGGACAGTACCTGTTGTTGTTAGATTACCATTAATTCCAACTGCTCCATTCAGATTAACTGTTCCAGTTGCATTAATGTTGCTATATAGATTAACTGTTCCAGTTGCATTAATTATACTATTAACATTAACATCTGGTGCCGTGATATTAACATCAGAAGATGCAGACACCGCTACAATTGATCCAGATAAGTCTAGTGTATTATCAGAAGAAACAGTAATATCTCCAGAGCCATTAACTGTAGATACAAGAATATTGCCTGCTCCGTTAGCAGACACATTGATGTTGCCTGCTCCAATTGTGGATACATTGATGTTGCCTCCAGTAGAATTCAATGAAATTGATGAACCAGTTACACCTAAATTGCCTAATATAGAAACCGCTCCATCAAGGGAGACAGTTCCGGTTGCCTAAATATTACCAAGGACGGTAAGAGATCCATCCAAAACAGATGGTCCAGTAACAGATAAAGATCCATAAACATTAACAGGGCCTGTAACAGAAAGATCACCAGTTATATACTCATTTCCTATAATGGTTTCATTACCTGTAATAGTTTCATTACCAACAATAGAAACATTTCCAGAAATTGCAGATAGACCAGTAATATTAACTACTCCGCTGAGGTTACTTTCTGTTCTAGACGTGAAAAATTGTGTGTATAAGTGTTCACTGTTAAAGTACTTGTATATTTGTATACTTGTATAGTAGAAAATCAAAAATTACTTTTAAAGCAAGTAATCAATTAAGTAATCAAGAAATCAAGTAATCAAGTAATATTGTACGTTAAAAATATGATCAATATAAACTTTATTCACTATATACAAGTTATACAACCTATAATAACAGAAGAAAATGGATACGGGTCTAGATGTAGGATTAGATGATGATTTTAATATAGATCTTGATCTAGATAGTGTAAACAAGATAATTAACAATACAGAAATTCCTGTTAAACTGCCAAAAAGTTCTCAAAATGCTCAAAATGCTCAAAGTAATCAAAATGCTCAAAGTAATCAAAATAATCAGCCTTTTAAGAAAATAGTACCAAGGATGCAAAGAGGGCTTGATATGGGATTTGAAAACATTATTAATAAGAACGTAGTTAATTTTGTTAAAGATAATACATCATTAATCAAAAATTTGCCAGATGCTGGTGACAATCAACAAGATGGAGAATTAAAAAGATTTAAGCAGAGTCAAAAGAAAGAGCAAGAAGTTGAACACTTTTCTCAAGAATCTCAGGAGAATGCCCTCGAACAGGAGAATGCCCTCGAACAAGATGATGTTTACCCAGAAATTTCTCAAGACAATAATAATTTCGGTCAAGAAGATGATTTTGGTCAACAAGAAGAGAATTTTGGTCAAGAAGATGCTTATGCATACCAGAATTCTGATCAGAATAATCAGAATAACCAGAATAATGATCAGAACAATCAAGGACAAAGTGCTGAAGAACCTGTGACAATAATGGATAAACATACACTTAAGAAGGTTAAGACAGAGTTTCTTGCTAAAATGACAAGACTATCAAAGTATGAAATTTATCCATATAAGCCTTTTACATTGGCAGATGATTATGATGATATTAAGAATGAATATGAACGCATGATTGAAATTAAAAATATGGCGTCATGGCAAAAGAAATGTAGATCGTTTGTTGTCGGATTTTCGGGAATAACTGAATACTTGATGTATTCGATGGGTAATCCTTATGATATTGAATTAAAAGGATGGTCAAAGCAGATGATGGTAGAATTGGATGATGAACAGTACGAAGAGGTATTTGAACAGTTATATGAAAAATATCATGACATGATCGAAATAAGTCCTGAACTTAAGTTATGTGGATTGGTTTTATTTAGTGCTTATTCATTTAACATATCAAGTAAACATGCACGTTCTATGTGTTCAAAAGACCCAGATCTTAATGAAGTATTAAAGAGAAATCCACGAATGAAGGAGGAATTTGAAAAAGAATTACACTTATTGCAGAAAGAAAAGATGACAAAGGAAGGTCAAACAACGAATGGTCAGTCAAACGGATCACTCTTGAGCACATTTGCTAACTTATTTTCACAACAGACAACAGTCAAACCTGTACAGAGCCAGCAACAATCGCAGGGTCAACAGGGTCAGCAACAACCACAAAGGGCATACGTTCCAAGGACGGGACTAGCAAGAACACCAATTAATAAAAATGCCCAGAGAGACCAGAGAGACCAGAGAGACACATTGTCAACAGCGCCAGCAGATTGTGATGACATAATGGAATTATTAAAAGAGAATGATAAAGTGCATGGGTTCTCAGGAGGATCAGGAAATGCAGGACAAGCTCGTAGATTGAGTATAAACGATAGTGAAATTGCTTCGAATTTCAGTAGCAATAGACGAGTTAGAGCCTAATACTCCAAATGCTTCTAATATTTCTAATATTTCTTATTTTTTCTTACTCTTTTCTTACTCTGTATTATAATACTTTCAAGAAGAATAAGAAATTTAAATGTCTTTAGAACTAGCATGCATGAGTAAAACTGCATCAGCTGGAGGTTTAAATATTCCAGAATTTAAACAAGCATTAATTCAACGTGTTCCTCACAGAACACAAGATATTATCAATGCAAGATTAAGAAGTGTGTTGCACGACATATGTGTACAAGAAAATATTGTAACACGTTCTGGATTAATTCCTACTGTGCAACAACCAAGTCAAGCATCTCATAGTGCTTTTATTTTTATGTATGCATAATATCAAAGTGCTTTTTAGTACTTAGTACTTAGTATTATTATGAGTGCTTAGTATTATGAGTACTATTAGTTAGTAGTTTTTAGAGACATCTTTAGTTTTGGAGCAGTAGCCTTTTTCTTTCTTATGTATTTCTTCTTTTTACCAGAATCATCATCATAACCTTCACTTAAATACATACTAATTGTCTCTTTAATATTATCTATACTATCTAGTTCTTCTAACCACATACTATTTTCACTTGTCGCCATTAATTTAGCATATTTGTCTCTCTTGTCTTGTAACTCTTCCTCAAGTTTTTTAATACCGTCAGTTAGAAGCTTATAAAATTGTTGTTTCAAAAGATAATTATAGTTACCTTCGCTCTGTTCTTCGTCAATTTGATCTTGTTGAAGAAGTTCAACTTCTCCTGCACTACTCTTATTTTTAATATCAAGTGCTTCATTGACTAATCTTTTTGTTCGTTTATGAGTATTCTTGTAGAATTGATACTTTTCAAGTAAAACTTCAAGTTGTTTCTTATTTTTCCCCTTTGTTTTAATCTCATGATCTGGATCATTAAGACAAATTATGAATCTTATCTTATTTTCCCACATAATTATTTCAATTTGTAGATCTTCTAGGTTTGCTTTCTTTCGTTCACCGTAAATTTTTAGACGCGCATTACAATAATAGGTTAAAATCTCTTCTGGAGTTTCATATTTTTTAATATCTCCATTCATATCAAAAAGATGCATGTTTGACATTGTAATTGTCTCAGATAAATGATACTTTTTCTCAAAAGCATCAATGTCTTCAAGTGCTTTGTCAAGAATTTCAGCACTTTTAAAGATAATAGTGTAAGTAGATTTGACAGGATCCGATGCATATTCATAATCAACAATATCGCTCTCCTCTTGTTTAACTTTCTTAGTCTTTTTTGTTTCAGTCTTAGCCTTAGTCTTTTTAATTACTGGCTCATAATCATCTAGTTGTGATCTTAAGAATTTATCATATGCGCCAAAACTTTTACACCTATTAGTACCTACAGGCAGTTCAGTAACATAAATAGTAGTGTCGTTTATTCTCTCATATTTTCCTCTTACAATATATGATTTATTTTTCTTTCTACTTGAACCTTCAACAAGTTCAATAGTTCCTGTGAACCCTCTATAAAATGGAAACATCTCAACAATTTGTTCTCCATTGAGATATCGTTTAATATTATCTATAATATCAATAATATTAAAACATGGTATAGTAGATGACCACCCAGTTCCAATACCTAGACAACCATTAATCAAAATAAGAGGCAATATTGGTGCAAGATACAATGGCTCAGTTATAAGATTATCATCACTATTATATATGTAGACCTTCTCATCATCTTTATTAAAGAGATCTCGCGTATATGGCGAGAGATATGTACCGATGTATCTTGCGGCGGCATGATCTTTTCCATTCTCAAGACGTGTGCCAAACTCACCTTCAGGAACTAGAAGATTTAAATTGTTTGAACCAACATAGTTTTGTGCAAGATTTATAATTGTGCTATGTAAATTAGCATCTCCGTGGTGATAAGCCATATGTTCTGCAACATATCCTGCAAATAGTGCTACTTTGATCTCTTTAACAATGGGTTTATTTAAGGCGGCTTGAATAATCTTTCTTTGACTTGTTTTTAGTCCATCCATAATCGATGGAACAGCACGTTCTGTACTACATTTCGAAAATTCAACAAGCTTTGTATTAATAAATTCCGTAACGTGCATGATACGTTTCATGTATTTATTACCATCATAGTACTCATCAGGCTGAAACATGTTCTCTTTTTTAGCATCTGCTGGCTTGAGTACAAGCTTAATTTTCTCCTTCTTTTGTTCTTTCTCTTGCTCTTGCTCTTTCTCTGAGCCTGTCTTATCGGATACTGAACCTTCTGGAGTTTTTGAAATATTATTTGATTTAATATCTAACAATATTTCGGAAACCTTTCTTTCAATATCTTCATCAATTATATCATTTATATCATTTATATCATTTATATCATTTATATCATCGAGATTTTCAGACTCAGCAACTGAAGGACTCCCTGAAAGACTTGAGCCATGTATATGTTGTAGAATCCAATCTTTTCTCTTATCTGATGCCTTATTTTTTGATGATGATTTACCAAAAGCTTTCTGAATACTTTCTTTGTATTGATCATCACATTCATATTTTTGAAGTTTCAAATTTCTGAAATATGCTTTTGATTCATCACGATTCGATGTACCAAGACCCTTGTAATATTTAATATAATGCTTTACATCAGGATTTTCAATAAGCCACTCTTTATATTCTAGTTCGTCATAAAAATCTTTCATGTGAATCTTGTTTGCATCATCCTTAAAAATCTTCAAAATTGGAGTTAAAGGAGATGCAAGATACGATATTTCTATAAGAGAAGGACAGAACGATACGAAAAAATTCATTATAAGACCTTTAATATGACTTCCATCAACATCAGCATCGGTCATAATCCATACCTTACCATATCGTAATTTATCAAAATTCTCTTTAATACTATAATCTAATCCATGTTGTACTCCTGTTGCAAGGATAATTTTCATAATTGTTTCACTATTAGAAATATCTGTAGATGACGAATCATTTGTATTCTTAATTTTACCCCTGAGAGGCATTGTTCCGAAATATTCTCTCTCACTTGGAGGTAATCCAGATACACAATTTTTAACTGATGATATAGCAGATTCACCTTCACCTAATATTAGGATACATTTATTTCGTTCTGATGCTATTAATGATTTTGCATATTTTGCGTCAGTCAATTCCTCTATATCTACTCGTCCTCTTCGAGATTTTGTTTGAGTTACGAGCGATTTAAGATCTTTCTTTGACATTCCTTCAAGAGCATTTTTAAGAATACTTATCTTTGTATCACCTAATTTCTCAATAAAGGCAGTTTCTTCTTCTGGACTAAGAAATGTGCATTTTTTCTTATAAGAAGATGTTGGCGTTTCAAGCGTTTCCTTTGTTTGTGATCCAAACATTGGATTTTCTAATGTGCAATTGATAAATATAAACATGTTATCCTTAATTAATTTCTCTGATAAATTCTGCATTCCTTTCTTTTTCTCTTCAGCATATGATTTGAGTCTTTTTGACAATAAAGTTCCGACATGTTCTACATGTTTTCCGCCTTGATAAGTGCAAATTCCGTTGACAAACGATACATGTTCAAATGAGCCTTCTGGACTGGCCGCCACTGCTATTTCCCAATCTTCATTAACTACTTTGTACACACGTTTACATTCTCCTCTTGATCCAATGTACATATCAACATATCTTTCAAACGATTTTATTGGGATCTTTTCATCATTAAAGTATACAGTTAATCCATTTGATGTACCTGCAATATCATATGCACGTTTTTTCATAAGTCTTATATGATCACCATCTGCAAGAGATGTAATTCCAAATCTTTTGAAATCTGGTTTAAAAGAAATTGATGTGTATGGAGCTGTTGTGCACTTTGTTATAACTGGAACTGTACATTTCGACATATTATCAGTAAATGTTTGAGTATATTTTAGTTTTCTGTATGAATCAACCGTTTCAATCTTAAATTCTGTCGAGAGAATATTACACAGTTTAGACCCATAACCAAACTGTCCTCCAACTCTGCGTTTTTCTGAATCATCATAATTCCTGCTTGTTAATAGTGATCCAAAAATCATTTGCGGAACATACATTCCACACTTATGCATAGCTATATCAACGCCGTCTCCATCGTTTTTGACTGTAATCTCTTGAGGAGTTACATTAATCCAAATAGTTTTAGGAACACGATAAACATGATCTAAATAGATTTTATTATCTGGTTTAATAATACCTGCTTTCATCTTTTCTTGGACTGCGATTGTATCAATCATACGAACATACTGATCTCGTGCATTTACAAGACATTCATCATATAACTTATAAATACCTTTGACATATGATACATTTTGCTTTACCATTGCAGTAGAATCTTCATTAAGATTAAACATGTTGAACGTTTCCATAAACGTACTACCAACATGCTGAGACGGTCTTAGCAATATGCTTTCTACATGTTCTATCTTTGAATAAATATCATCAACACTCTGTTTGCCGGCACTCTCTTTGATGACGGTGTCTTTTATGGCTAATTGAATTCGTGGTTTTATTTGCTTATCTTCTTTGTTATTAGTACTATTAGCACTATTAGCATTGTCAGTACTATTAGCATTAGTACTATTAGTACTATTAATTTTCAATTTAAGTTTCAATGACATGCGTTTTTATCAAATAAATTGCTTTGATTTTCTTTTTTTTTGTTTTTTAGTGAGCATTTTTCTTTTATAAGCATTCAAATCAGCATTCAAATTCACATCTAATAATAATATGATCTTCATTAACAATAAATTGAAACACATAATCTTTTGAATTAACTTCAATCTTTCTTATATTTTCATCATTCTGATCGTATTTAATGTTTACAACTTTATCTATTTGAGTTTCATCTTCATTTTGATAAATTACATTCTTCATAAAATAGATATCCATATGGCCAATATTTGTACTAACTGTGTATCCATTTAGTACATTGCGTCTCATGCGAGTGTAATCAAGAGAACATATCATCTGTAATAATTTTATTACAGATGGATCACTAATAGCATTAGTATTACTACTAATAGTAGCTCTTACTATATCTAATATGCTCTGAGGATTATGAGGATCATGAGGATCATGAGGATTATGAGGATTATGAGCACTTATATCTGATAATTTTAACTTATACTCCATGAATGTGGGCACTATATAAAAAAATGCTAAAAAATAAAAAACTTTTAAATGCTAAAGACTAAAGGCTTTAGTGAGAAATGGCAAGTATTTACACAAATAAATATGCACCCGGAGAAGGCGTAGAGACTAATGATTTGCCTAATAACACTAATAACACTAATAACACTAATAACACTAATAACACTAGTGATGAAGCATATTTATCTTTTATTGCCGACAAGAAACTCGTATCAGATGAGGTTATTGAGTTGTTAAAATATATGCCAGAATTTGTAGAAATTGTTTATTATCTTGGTACATTAGGATCTGTTACAGACTTAGATAATGTTTTTAGTGATCTTGAGCAAGAATATCAATGTGAAATTTATAATGTTGCTGAAAATGAGTACCAAAAAATTGTTCTCGTTAAGCATACATCAATTGTTGGGGCTGATGAATGTCCATTAGAATCATATTTGACATTCATAAAATCGATCACTAATGATATGGTAATCATCAATATTAGTGTTCATAATGAGTTGATAACATTCGCATACAAATTGCTTTAAAAGACTCTCTCTCTATTTTAAAATAGTCTTTTAAAAGTTTAAAATAGTCTTTTAGTAGTATTTCTTTGTAATAAGGAATAAAGTAAAAATAAATATATAGTCTTATATGAATGGCCGATGATGATTTTGAATATAATGTAGACTATGATAATGATTATAATGGCAATGATGATTATAATGGCAATGACGATAACTGTGATTATTCAAGCAATCATTCCGAATCTGAATCAGATTCTAATCAAGAATCTGATTCGGAATGTTTCGAAGTCGACTCAGATACAGAAGATTGTGAATGCGGAGAATGTAAAGAATGTAAAGATTATGAAAAAATGATGAAGGTGAACATTGAGATACAAAAAATTAAGCTTAGCGGACAAAAGATTAAACTAAAGGTAAAAGATCAATCTGATCAACAACAAAATCTTCTCACTGTTAGAGAGAATAGAGAGAATAATCAATCAAACAGAGACAATGGAGAGAATAATCAATCAAACAGAGACAATGGAGATAATAGAGATAATAATCAATTAAAGAGAGAAAATAATCAATCAAACAGGATAGAATCAATTATGGCTTTAAATGACAGAAAGGATATGAATAATCAGAAAGATCTAAAAAATCAAAGAGATCAAAAAAAAATGAATACAAGAGTTGTGACAAATTCAAAAACAGTTGATAAAAGAAGTAAAAAGTTTTTATCGATATACAATAAAAAATCAACATTGTACAATGAATATGTTGAGAAGATTAGATATTTTAATTCACAAATAGCAGATGGAACAATTGATTATGATGAAATGTATAAATATTATAGCACAAACCTCGAAGTGTTTAAAAATTATAATACAGACAATAATAAGAGTGACTTATACGGTAAATATAAAGAGTTGAATGATAAAAATTTCGTTGCTTCAATAGAGTATAATACAAAGGATACCATATGTGAAGAATGTAATGTTTATAGAATATATCATTCTGACTCATGTATGATATGTCCAATATGTGGAGATCAACAAGATATTCATATAGAACCTGAGAGACCATCATATAAAGATTTACCTTATGAGACTACATATTTTGCATATAAAAGGATTAATCATTTTAAAGATCATCTGACACGTATTCAGGCAAAGGAAACGACAAAGGTTCCTCAGATAGTTTTGGATGTTGTTCTTGTTGAATTTGTAAAAGAGAAACATAATAATTTATGTGATTTAAACCATGTTATGGTAAAAAACTATTTGAAGAAATATATTCGTTTTGGATACAATAAATATTATGAGAACTCTCAACAAATTATTACAAGAATAACTAAAATACCTCCACTTAAAATTCCAAAAGAGATTGAAGAACAATTGATTTCAATGTTTAATCAATTTGAAAAGGCATTTCAAGAATTTTGTCCGAAAACTAAATCGAATCTTATATCATATCCATTTATTCTTCATGAATTTTGTGAATTATTAGGATATGATGAATATTGTAAATATTTTTCATTGATTAAAACGAATGAAAAAATCCGTGATCAAAAGTCAATATACAAAAAGATTATTAATAAACTTGGTTGGAAAAAAGTATCTTAATAGTATAGGTACATAAACAAGCATATAAAAGAGCAAAGAAATGAGTTCTCGAAAATTAGATAGTCCTTACAAAATATCAATTGTTGGTAATTTCAATGTTGGAAAAAGTTCTGTAATCAATAGGTGTTTGTTTAATAGATTTAGTGAAATTACAGAAAGTACAATCGGATCTGCATTTTATTCAATACAATCTTATGATTTATCACCTATTTCTTCTACTACTTCTGCTTCTTCTGCTACTTCTGCTATTGCTGAAAAAGACCAGAAAGACAAAGCAATTAAAGTGCACATATGGGATACTGCCGGACAAGAAAGATATATGTCGCTTATACCTATGTATGTACGAGGATCAGATGCAGTTATAATCGTTTATGATGTTACTGCATCTGATTCATTATATTCAGTTAAGAGTTTTATTAAGAATATTAATAGTTATATAGAAGAACCTATCATATATATTGTAGGAAATAAGATTGATCTTTTTAAAGATATTCATATTGTTAAGCTTGAAGTTGAATTACTTGCAAGAGAGCTTTCAATGCCACACTATGATGTTAGTGCAAAAGATGGAACAAATTGTGATCAATTGCTACAACCAATAATCGAAAGTATATATAATGCACGAAAAACAACATTTCAAGATTCTCAAGATAATTTCGATAATCAACAAAATACAGTTAATCTTTCAGGTGCAGGTTCAGGTTCATATTCTTTTTTAAACTGCTGTGGGGGAACCTAGGTTCCCCCTGCCCCCTCCTCTCCAAATGTTAGGGGAACCTAGGTTCCCCCTGTCCCCCTCCTCTCCGAATGTTGGGAACCTAGGTTCCCAATACCAGAATGTTCCTAAGCGAGGGGGCTATGGGGGACGGCACGTCCCCACCCCAAAAAAATGATTAAAAATTTATAATATTGTAAAAATAATGAACTGCGCTCTCTACATTCTTTACACAAAGAAGATGCAAATTGAGTCAATCAAATCCGCAATGCGTTCAATCGTTAACAACCGAGATACAATTAAGAAGTATACAACTACAGAGTTACGTAATATTATTGATTATGCTGGAAAAGAGTATTATAATTCTACTGATGCTGGAATAGCAGTGACACTTCCAGATCCAGTTTATGATTTCATTCGTGATACTTATGAACGACGACAAAAGACTAAACTAGATCCTATGTACCATGTTCCTGAACCACTTGCTCCTTCTTCTTCTATTTCTTCTAGTAGTCCTCATAGTCCTCATAGTAGTAGTCCTTCTAGCATCTCCAAAGCAGATAAAGGCGAGCGTCTCGTGAAGTTACCTGTTGAATTGTACTCAATGGACAAGATCAATCACGGAGAGGGACAACTTGCACCATGGGTTGTAAAATATCGTGGACCATATGTTGTTTCTACTAAAATGGATGGTGGTAGTGCTTTATATTTTACAGACATCAATGGATATCCAAAGTTGTATTCTAGAGGCAAGAAGGGTATGGCACAAGATTTATCTTATCTTCTTAACTTCCTAAATCTTCCTACACTTCAAGACAACGAAATGGTTCGAGGTGAATTGATCATTAGAAAGTCAAATTTCTTGAAGGTCTTCAGAGCATTCTCAAAAGATTCTGGAGAATTAAAATACAAAGACAGTCGCACTACAGTATCTGGTCTTATCAATCAAGTAGGATCAAAGTCAGACTCAATAGATACTGACTTATTGAAATATGTTGATTTTATTGCTTATGAATATTTATCAGATGGTTTGACATGTGCTGAACAGTTATGTATCTTGAAGGAACGACACTTCAATGTTGTAGAATGGCAGATGCTTACAGAAGTATCAGAAGATGCTTTATCAACAATAATCGACGACTATCTTGAGAATTATGATTATGATATTGATGGTCTAATAGTCTGTGATGACACTGTTTCTATGAGAGAGATTGATAGAAATCCTCGACATGCAAGAGCATATAAGAAAATTCTTGAGAGAAAGATTACAACTGTTACAGGAGTTGAGTGGAAAGCGAGTATGCATTACATGCTAAAGCCAACCATCTTATTTGAGCCTGTAGTGTTTGTGACAGATACATCTACAGTGACAGTAAGTCGAGCGACAGGTAACAATGCAAAATACATAGTAGCAAATGGTGTTGGTGTTGGATCAGTTGTAGAAGTGATTAGGAGTGGTGGTGTTATTCCAAAGATAACAAGTTTCATTGAAAAGGTTGAACCGTTAATGCCGAAGACTCCATACAGATGGAATGAAACAGGAGTTGATATCATGATTGCCTCTAATACGCCTAATGCTCCTAATGATAGTCCAGCGAGTCTTCATAGTCTAGAGAGTCTAGAAGATACAGAGGAGAATGCTGGTATAAACAGAGATATTCGCATTAAACGCCTTAGCCATTTTACTAGTACTCTTGGAGTTAAAGGACTTGGTGAGGTAACTATTGGAAAGTTGTATGATTTAGGGTTTACAACAATGCAATCTCTTGTATCTATGACAGAGAACGATATAAAATCTGTTGGACCGAAGATTGCACAAAACATTGTGACAGGATTGCACAAAGCGTTAAACCCAGTACCAATATGTCGCCTAATGTATGCGAGCATGATTTTTGGTAGAGGAATTGGTGAGAAAAAGTTGCAATGTTTGTTTGACAAATATCCAGATTTCCTAGAAATGACATATGACATGAGTAATGATCAGGTAGTATCTCTAATCATGTCTGTGAATTCTTTCGCAGAGAAATCTGCTCTTGCGATAACTAACGGCCTAGATGATTTTACACTGTTCTGCAATAGTATTTCAGGATATATCGATATTGATTTTCATCAACGCTCTGATGACTTACTACCTACTCTATCTGGTGCACCTAGTGCACCCAAAGTAATTAGAGATCTTGAAGGACAACATGTCTGTCTCACTGGATTTAGGGATGCAAATATGCAAAAGAATATTGAATCCCGTGGTGGAATAATTCAAACAGCAATAAATGGTAAGACAAACATTGTAATTAAGAAAGATGGTTCTTATGAGAATAAGAAAACAGAAGAGGCAGTTAAGAGAGGCCTACAAATCTATACTAGAGATACATTCGTTTAAACACCTAAAGATTAAAGAAGCACCTAAAGAATTAAGTACTATCATCAAGATATTTCATGATATCTATGTCAATCGTATTTCTAATTATCGACAAATAGTACTTATCTGATAAACTAACACATATTAATACGACAAATGCTACGTGTAGCCCTAATACTTTGTATAGAATAAAGCTTGTTATAACATACGTAACAATTGTTATAATTATTATCATATGTTTGTATTTGTCTTTTACATACTGATCTAAAATGTAGTAATACATTATTGAGTAATGCTTTGTTACTCTATAAAAAGACTGATTTTTTTTATATTGGTAGATTTAACATATTATTCTATTTCAATATAAAAATTGAAAATTAATTTGATTAAATATCCTACATTAAGAGTATTAATTATTAACATGCCACAAACAAAGTTTATAATGAGTATAACAATAGCATCATTCATAGGAACTGGAATTATAGTACAACTGTCAAATATTCGTAAAGAAATAGGATTGTGTAATAGTATTCTATCATATGTGAATGATGTAGAAATTACAAGAAAATCTAAATCTAATGCTAATGCTAATGCTAATGCTAATGCTAATGCTAATGCTAATGAGACAAAAAAATAATAAAAGAATAATAAAAGAAATAAAAAAGAATAAATAAAAAGTAGTAATGGAACCGACAATATTATCATCTCTATTAAATGATCACGAGATTAGTTCGTATTATCATCAAGAATCTCTCAATAATCTTGTTGATATAATAGTTCAATGTAAATATATTATACAGTTAACACATACATCTAGTTGGTGCAATTCATACTCTACATGCAAGGTGTTGTCGAGGAATGATTATAACAGTGATTGTATAATATTGGAAAATGAGAATTATAATGTACAAGCATTATACGGTATTGACATTGATGAAAATAATATACAAAGTGCATTAAACCTATTTCTAACAGATGCGAACTCAAAGCATGTAACACCATTTGGCAAGATGGTTTTAAAAGAAGTTGGGGGACAGCTGTCCCCAAAGCCCCCTCGCTTAATAACATTCTGGTTGGGGGACGAACGTCCCCCATAACCCCCTCGCTTGGAGGACGTTTGTCCCTCAAATTTAGTCATGTTGATGTACAACCGCACATAACAAAAAGAACATACCGTGGTATTGAAAGAACATTTAGTTTTTCAACTAATATAACAATATGTTCTGATGCATTAACTTCTGAAATATTATGTATTATAGAAACCAATGATATTGGTTGTGGTTACAGCGACAGTGGAGAAGCGATTGATTGTTTCTTGTTTGGTAAATGCCTAGAAGAAAAATAATAAATGTAGTAGATCTATTCTGTCTTCTTTTTATCACATTCATGAAGTACAGGTATATACTTGTAACAGCTTGCATTATCATCATAACTAAATATAGAGTTATTTACCCAATCTATATTTGGGCCTTTATATTGAGTTATTTTACATGGTCTTCCATTACACGATCTTTTAAATAAAGTTGATAATCCAAGTCCCCACACAATCGACAATATAATTATTGTGGTTCTAGATTGAAAAAAACCTTCGAACATGCTTTGTATTTGCGTATATACTCTTTGTATATATATTCGAAGGCATCTGTCCCCCCAACCAGAATGTTATTAAGCGAGGGGGCTTTGGGGACAGCTGTCCCCCAACCAGAATGGTTATTAAGCGAGGGGGCTATGGGGACAGCTGTCCCCCAGCCAGAATGGTTATTAAGCGAGGGGGCTATGGGGACAGCTGTCCCCCAGCCAGAATGGTTATTAAGCGAGGGGGCTATGGGGGACAGCTGTCCCCCAGCACGTTATAAAACATTTTAGCAATTGTATACATTAAATATACTACATATACTATCTTATACTATCTTATAGAAATGAGTGGAGGTTATTTAACAAGTTCTTTACTACCTTCTGGTGGACAATCACTTATAAATGAAGTATATGCTGGTGTTAAAGAAGCAAACCCAAATATGTTTGACGATGGTAACAAAAAAGATAAGATCTCTTCTGCTCCACCTGCATATAATCCTAAAATTGATATTACTCCACATAATCCTCCTCAGAGTCAACAAGGTCAACAACAAGGAGGAGGTCAAGGAACATCTCAAAGAGGTATAGAAATGCCATTTAGAGATAACTACGGACATGGCGGAGCACCTCATGGACCGCCGGGGCAACAAAGTCCAACAGAACAACAATTAACGCCAGAAGAGTATAATAATTTGAAGAAACGTTTTATGTGGGTTCTTGAAAACAGTCAGTCAAATAGAGAAATATTCAGTAATCAAGCTACACTTGATCGTGCTTTAAATGACGCCGCTTTAATGATATCTGTAATAAATCAATTTGAGAATACTATACAAGAACAAAATCGTCTTGCTCAACAAGCACAGCAAGCAAAAGAGGCATCAAGACAAGCAGACAATGTTGAAAACACTGGACAAGTAGAATCAAAGGAGAGAGAAGAGAGACAAGAGAGAAAAGGTAAAAAAGAAGATTTTATTGATTCAATTGATACAAGAACAACTTTCCAGAGAATTTGGGAAATAATTAAGTTACCTCTTCTTCTTAGTATCGTATTTTATTTTTTAATATCACCAAATACTGTTAATCAGCTCTTAACTTACATGCCATTCCTCTCAAATTATGAAGGATTTAGGATGTTTTTCTTGTCTTTTGCATTTTTTATATTAGCAATAATAACAAGACAATCAATCTCTTGGTTAGAGAATTAATACAGAGAGAACTAAAAAAATGATGAAAAAATTTTAAACAAGTTCAAATTCAACTTCGTTGTCACATGGTGTTTGATATTCAGTTCCTTGATTTCCTTCAATTTGGAACTGGTCGTCCAAATGGATGGTTTATCTTTTTCCTTGAGAAATTTTCAGAAGAACTTTATATGATTTGTGACTACTCAATTCAGATGGTGATTAAGGATAAGTTGATGGCAATCATTCTTCAGACTAAAAACCAAAGTCTATTTAAGAAAGTTTGCGATTATTTGTCTGTCATTCGACAAATTGATAACAATTGGAATGGTGAAGGTGAATATATTCCTCCAATTAAGGATGTGGATTATCAAGTGATACAAGACAAAGTATCCCATTATAATCAAAGTCTAAATATCGCTTGGTAACTCTTGATTATTTAGTAAATAGAATAGTTAATAGAATTAATAGATAAGCTTTTAAACTCTTTGATTAATACAATAAACAATAATACAAAAATAATACAAAAATAAATACAAAAATAAACAATATGTATAAAAGAAGAGAATGCAAAACGATTATATAGCAAATGTTCCATTATTAACTTTAGAAGAGTTAGAAGATTTAACATATGAAATTTCAAATATTCCAGAAAGTTATAATATTATTAAAAAAGCTCATGAATATTCTGAAACACTTCGCAAAATAGCACAAAAAGCAGAAATATTGTCATTGATTAAACCTATATTAGGAGATAATGTAATCTTATGGGGATGTAAAATAATACGACTTGAACCATCTAGATGTCATAAATGGCATCTAGATGTAGAACATACACTAGTTGAAGGTGTTACATTATCATTAGCTGTTAATAATTTTAATGATAATACAATATTTAAGTTGATTTCAAATACTCATGACATACCATATTCACCACAAGAGCATTACTCTAGTACATCTTCTTGGGATAATCTTTTAGAGAAGGCACTAGAATATAATCCTAAATGTGAATTGAAAAATGTAATATTAAAAAATGGTGAATTTATAGCTTTTAAAGGTAGAGTATGGCATTCTACTATTAATGCTAGTCAACAAGTCAGAACAAGTATAGTTTTTCAATATTGTAGAAATGATGCATTAGCACTATTGCCATCAACTTTTAATTATCCTAATATTATTTGGAGCAAAATTAAACCATATTATTTTCCGATATGATTATTAGTTTGTAAAGTACTCTTATTTCTTTGTAAAGAAAGAAGTAAAAATAAATAAAAAATTAAAAAATATAATATCTAATAGATCAGATTATCAGCATAATAAAGACTAACGAAGACATGTACGACGCACTTAATGTACTATATGTTGTCCTTGCTATATTCTTTTGTATTCCGACACTTTTTTGTTGTTTAGGATCTTTATGTTGTTGTTTTTATGTATTTTGTAAAGATAATGATAATGATTCACAGTCTTCAAAAGACAAGTTTAAACTTGACTTAACTCAATATAAGAATCTTACAAAAGATAATGTATCTGTTATTACAAAAATGCTAGAAAGTCCTAATACGAATACTCTTTCTAACACTTCTATCACGAACTCTCTTAGTACTAATAACGCAAATAACGCAATTAATCAAGAAGATTGTACGTATTTCTATTATCATTTCGATACAGTAAAAGGTAATTCTAATGATGAATTTGATAAAATGCATGAGTTTCTTAATATTTTACTATCTGCTAAACAATCATCTTCTGATATGGCAAAAAATACAAAAGTATTGTTACATATTACATCGCCCGGAGGAAAAGCAGGAGATTTTGAAAAGCTATATACACATATTAAAACATTAACTGATGCTGATTTTGAATTTACCGCATTGGTTGATGAATGTTGCTGTTCTGGTGGGTATATGATTGCATGTGCATGTAAAAGAATTATTGCATCCGAAACAGCAAAGATTGGTTCTATTGGTGTATTTGCAATGATACCCGGCTTCAAAGATTTGTCTGAAAAAGTTGGTGTAAATGTAAAAACATTTAAGACTGCACTTAACAAGACATATCCTATTTTTGATTTAGCAACAGCAGAAGATGACAAAGCGATGCAGAAATACATCAATTATACATTCAATCTATTTAAGGATATTGTAAAAACAAATAGACCAACAGCTCAAATAGACGAAGTTGCCACAGCAGAGGTATGGTATGGTAAAGATGCTCTTACATTAAAACTAATTGATCAACTTGATACAGTTGAGAATTATATTAATACATTAATTGCTAATGGCGTTGGCAATAATAGTGTTTACGTCGCTACAATTAGTCATATAGAAGGAAAATCATCAAAGAAGAAATCTACAATGAGTTCAATTGATGTAATTAAAAAAATTATGTCAATATTCAAGAAATTATTTAGTTATGGTGGGGGACATAGTGGGGGACATGCTGTCCCCCATAGCCCCCTTGCTTGGATTGGGGGACATGCTGTCCCCCATAACCCCCTTGCTTGGCTATTTGGTTATGGGGGACATGCTGTCCCCCATAACCCCCTTGCTTGGCTATTTGGTTATGGGGGACATGCTGTCCCCCATAACCCCCTTGCTTGGCTATTTGATATTTTTGATGAAGTAAGTTTACCACTTACTGAATTGATTATTGATTATTGATTGATCAAAGCAAAGAACTATTATATTCATTTTATCTTTGTGCATGGATATGATTATATCTTCAAGCAGAACAAGAGCTACAATTAGGATTATCTCTTGAACACACATTACTTTGAGCATTCTGAGCACTTTGAGCATTCTGAGTGCTCTGACCACCATGAACATTTTGAGTGCTCTGACCGCCATGAGTACTATGAGCATTAAGACTTGCAAAATCAACAGAAAACTTCTTAGGATCTGTAGCTGGTTTTACACGAATATAGTAAGAACCTGTTTTAAGTCCAGCTTTCCATCCACATAAATGTATACTATTTAACAACTCTTTTGTTGGAACATTAATATAATGGTTAAAACTTTGAGATTGATCGATATATGGTGCACGTTCACTTGCCATATAGATCAAATCTTTTTTGGATAATTCGTATGCAGTCAAGAACAGTTTTCTAATATTTAGAGGAATCTCTTCAATATTCTGTATTGATCCGCCACCAACAAAAATCTTATCCTTAATAGTTTTAGACCATATACCCATGTCAGTAAGAATTCTTTGCAATTGATTATTAATAATCAAATAAGATCCACTTAAAAGATTCTTAACATAAATAACGGCAGATATTGGTTCAATACATTCAGTATTTCCTAATATGTGTGCAGTTGACGCTGTTGGCATCACTGTTGTAAGAAGACTGTTACGAAGACCATGTTTTTGTATTAAATTTGTGAGAGTAGTCCAATCCCATTGACTACTTTGAGCACTTTGAGTACTTTGAGAGCCTGTCAGCATAGAAAATTGCAATATTCCTTGGTGAGATGGAGATCCAACAAATGTTGAATATGCTCCTAGATATTGTTTGTCAGAAGACAAATATTGGTATTCTGAATAGTATTCAGAAATTGAATATTTCTTTATGATATTTTGAATGTTATTTAAAGAATCTTTAAGACAAAATTCTGCACGTTGTTTTTCACATTCTTCTGCTACAGATAATTTCTTTCTCGCTTCATTATCAAATGTTTTGAGATAATGTCTAAAATAATCAATAGTTGAGCTAAGAGCAGACAAGTCTTGGAGATCTTTTGTTGATAGTTTTTGCAATTGAGCAGTTCTTTCTTGTGCTAATTCACACGATGCTTCTAATGCACCATAATATATGGTTTCAAAAATCTTCTTATTCAAATCTCTTGCCTCAGGACTTGTGAATGGCATACCCATCTCTATAAATGTCTCAGCAAGTCCTTGAACACCTATACCAATAGGTCTATGACGAAAATTAGATCGTTCTGATTCCTTAACTGGATACACATTAATATCAATAATATTATTAAGATTCTTACAAACACGCTGTGCAACAAGTCTCAATTTATTAAAATCATATGTCTTTTTAGTATGTCCCCCACCAGCATGTTCCTCAGCAAGGGGGCTATGGGGGACAGCATGCCCCCCACCAAGGGGGCTATGGGGGACGGGACGTCCCCCACTAACAAACATTTTCAAATTAATTGATGCTAAATTGCATGTTCCATACTCTTCGTTAGATGCAAATTCCATAATCTCTGTGCATAAGTTGCTTGATTTAATGATGCCAATATTCTTTTGTGCTGATTTATTATTAACATGATCTTTGTAACACATGTAGGGACCACCTGATTCTATTTGAGATGAAATAATAGCATTCCACAATTTCATAATATCAATTTGTTCATTATACATACCAGATTTTTCGTAATACTCATATAAATCTTCAAACTCTTGTCCGTACGTTTCTGTTAATCGTGGGCATTTATAAGGGCACATTAAACTCCACATAACTGTTTGTTGATCATTACTGAGAGCTTGTTCAACACGTCTCATGAAAATATCAGGAATCCATAATCCATAAAACAAATCTCTGGCACGTGATTCTTCTGATCCAACAGGCTTCTTTGCTTCAAGAAAAGATATAATATCTGCGTGCCATGGTTCTGCATAAACAGCAATAGACCCTTTTCTGCGACCTCCACCTTGATCAATATGCGCGGCGGTACTATTCAATGTTTTTAGAAATGGTATAAGTCCATCACTAATACCATTCGTGCCATTAATTTTTGTACCTTTTGCTCTGATATCACTTATACTAAGACCAATACCACCAGCATTCTTTGAGATTTCAGCTGATCTACTAACACAACAATCATACATACCATGAAGAGAATCATCTACATTAAGTAGAAAACAACTTGAAAATTGTTGTGACTTTGTTCCAGCATTGTACATAGTAGGTGTTGCATGAGTATAATAGCCATATGACATATATGAATAAATGTGATTTATCTCTCCTAGATCTTCTTCTGGTGTTTTAAAAAATCCTTTCCCTAGAAAGATTGCAACAGCTTCACGCATTAGTAATTGTTGATATCTTTCAATGTGAATGATCTTATTAACATCTTCAGGAGAACGTACCTTTAAGAAATATGATGCTTGAAGAGTCTTAAGACCAATATAATCAAGAAAGAGATAATCATTTTGATGATTGATCATATTATCAATAGCTTCTGCATTACTTTGCACATAGTTAAAAAACTTTTCATCAAGTTGTCCATCATTATGGAGAAGAGTCATCATTACAGAGAACTTTTCTGTATCAATTGTATTTTTGTGATGACTTGATATTATTAATCTATTTGCTAAAACTCCATACTCATAATTTTCACCAGTCATATATACACATGTGTCTGCCGAAAATCGATCTAGTTCATCTGTTGTTATACCATTTTGAAGTTGTCCACACACTTTTGTAGCAATATTGATTGGATCGATTGATAATTTTTCTCCTATAACATTTCTATTATCATCTTCACCATTAATTAGGCGTTGCAACCGAACTACGATCTTATTTAAATCGACTTGTTGAAGAGTTCCGTCTCTTTTTTTTACTAACATTCGACTGATTGTATGGTATGAATTTTGCATGATATATTTTTTATTTTTATATTTTCATTTTTTTTTTTGGGTGGGGGAC